TGAGCACACTCAAATATACCTCTTCTTCTGACATTGCCGTCCAATCAAGAGCTGAGCGCGATTCCGAATTCCGCGACTGCAGCGAGCCCCGAGCCCGTAACGGTTACCGGCGTGCCAAGCGGCATATCGGCGGCCCAGCCATTGCCAAGCGCTGCGTTGATATCGTATCCGGCCGGCTTCGTAATGGTTGAGAAATTATCGGTCACGGCGCAACCCCGGCCAATCTCGGTGTCCGGTTGTACGGCCCAATATTCCCCCGCCCATGGATACATTAGCCGGCATTGGGTGTGGGGACTCACTGGAGCCTCCGCCAAGGTGACGAGAAGATGTGCCGAGTCCACCCGAGCGCATGAAATGGCTTGAATCATGTTTCCCGGCGAAGCTGTCGTACCGCCATCCATAAGCGAGAAACCCACCCCCTGCGCGGCCAGCAGCGGCACCACAAGATCATTGCCGCCATCATGGGTAACGGTAACCATCAAATCCGTGCCGCTAAGCGCAGCATCGGTAATTGCCGGCCCAGTCCCCACCCCTAGCGCTGCGGGAATGAGCGCCGCAGACAAGCCGTTGGCTTCCAAAATCGCGCGCGCCGCTGGCAATGCAGCGCGCTTGAACAGTATTACATTATCCGTGGCGCTTCTGTGCCCGCCATCGGTATTGCCCCCACGCGCGACACCCGTGGCGGCGTTCCACAACTCATTGCGTGAAATCGTGTCATAGGTCTGCCTCACAACCCAACGAAAATTCTGCGCCGGATCCGCATCGAGTTCGGCCCAGGCCTCGCGCAACGCCGGCGGGTAGGTGATATAATTGGGTAACAGTCCATAAGGCGGACCGAAGAATAGCATCGGCAGTTCGACCGCCGTTTTACCCAGCAAGTCGCGTATCTGCGCGAGCAGGTTGACGATAGCTGCCTTGTAAACAGCTTTGTCCGCGGGGCTGAATTCCAGGCTATCATTCTCTCCCCAATACGAAACCAGCGCATTCACCCGCCCAATTTGCGCTTCGCTCAATGCGGCGACATAGTCGGAATACCCCGTGCCACAGGCCCCAAGCGCCGCTGTCGCCGCGGTTGCCGCAGAAAATGATGCTCCGGCCGAATTCGTCAAAAACGCTCCAGCATACAGGGCGGGCGTTACAATCTCCATCACGCCGATACCGGAGACCTCCGTGCCGGCCTGGCCCTGATTAACCCAAGACGTCAAAATGGCCGGCTCGCCCACAGCTTGCAGGTAGAATGCGGTTGCCTGGGCCATCGCCAGCAACGCGCCATCCTGCGTCGCGGCATAGCCCGCATTGCTCTGGCCCGGTCCACTCAGCAAAGTGATATCGCCAAGCCCGCTGCCGGTACCGCCAGTGCCGCTCGATGCCGCGCCACTCTGCAGCGCCACGCCAGGCGCTGCCATCACCAGCCTTCCCAAACTTATAATGTCAGTTGCAGTCATAGTTTTGCGTATACAACGAGCGAACCACCCGGCGGCGTTGCGGCATATATGCGCGCAATCCCGCCGGCGGCGATGCTCCCGGCACCCGTACTGGTCATCATTCCCGAAAGCGCAACGCCTGATCCGGAGGCATTGATGACGTCACAGACAAACCCAGGCCCCATCGAACTCGCCAGCGGCATAATCGTCACGCCGCTCCCGGTAACCAACAGAAGCCGCTGATTATGCGCTGAATTATCAAGCTGCACCGTCCCGGCGGCCGCAACCGTGACTTGCGGCAGCAGATAACCAGGCAAATGCCCCTGAATCCACGCCCAGACCGCCGAGAATGGTTGAGCGAATAGCGTTTTACCGCCCTGCGCCACAAGTGCCGTATCTGTATCGGCCGCAGCCGCGGCTATGGTGAGCGCATCCGGGGTTTCACCCGCCGCACTGCCGCCCAGCAAAGACGCCACGACGGCAGTTGATACCGGAATGCCCTCAACAAAATTCAAAGCCGCCACCGGCACGGTAATGGCGGTAGACACGACTGATGCCCCGCTGATCGGATCATAGGCCCAAACATACCAAGTCCCGGGCGCAACAATTTCAACCACACCCGCAAACGTGCCGGCAGCCGTCGTCGTGGCATACCAAGGCCCAATTGGCAGCGTGGCATTCTGCCGATCGAGTTGCACCTGCACGGTATCGCCAGCGGGACTGACCGTTCCTGCCACCGAGAACGCCACACCCACCGATGCGCCCCCCGGCACGCTAATCGTTACGGCATTGGTCATTCAATAAACTCCGATCAGATCACCGCTCGCATCGGTCAACATATTGCCCGCGCCATCCGTAAGAATACTGCTCACAGCAGCGCCGTCACCTACCCATTGAATGCGTGCCGCGTCTGTCCCTAGCGCAATCAGCGGGGCCAGCACCGCCGGTTGCAACTGGCTAAGCCCGACATCGTAAACAACCCGGAATGTTATCCAGCGGCGCCACATATCGTCGCGCCGCACCGTATCATCATCGCGTTCATCCGACCCCATGATCAGCGCGGTGGTGCCATCCGGCAGACCGATAAATCGGGTCAAGCTACCATTTGGCCGCGTTGCGGATTCCACAGCGTACACCGCACGCGTAAGCGCCGCCCGCACCAAAGGCCCCTCGGCGCCGGCAAACGGCACCGCTATGATCGCAACCTGCAACTGCGTTTCATTCTGGCCGGTCTGCCAAAACGCTGTTTGATCCGCGACAACATTCACCGCTTTGACAGAAGCGGCGGTCAGCACGGCGCCAGAGGCTGCGGCGGCAGGAATAAGGGTAGCGAATGCCGCAGCCACCGTTGCCGGGCTATCGATCGACGTCGTGCGATAGGCATAGCAAATCCCACCCGCGGTAACGCCCACAACTTGTCCCGCCCCAGCCACCCCACCAAAGGTCACGGAGCCATCACTAGCCACCGCCAACAGGGTCGGCACGCGTGAACTTGTCTTGCTCCAGTATGGGCTAAACCGCGTCACGTCCCGCGTCGCCCCGGCCACCCGCATCACACCAATATTGGAAACGCCCGCCAGGATATCAGCCTCAAGACCGGCGGTCACCGGCTCACCAACATAAAGCTTGGCCTGCACCGAATAGGTGGGAGCGCCAATCGCCCCACTCCAAGGCGCCACACACGTCGCCACTGCACCGGGCAGATACACCTGGCCCGGGAACAAAACCCCCGCCAAAGCGCTGCATACGCCCTGCTCAACGTCATCTATCGTGGCCATGGCCTACGCGCCGGTCGTGCGTATGGTTTGCGAAAAGGCCGCGAGGCTCAATCGGCATTCACGGCTCAAGATTTTGAACCTTTCTTTGCCGGCTTCCGCCCCCACAAAAAAGTCTCACGTTGCACCAGGCTTGCAATCGGTGTCGGCTGCTCCATGCTGCCGCCGGCATTAAAAATAATGGCGCCAACCTGACGAATCTCGGCATTGTAACTGTTCGTAGCCTTTGGATGGGTGCCAGCAGGCATCGTCCCGAGAACCGGATTGTTCGCCATCCGCGCATCTCGATCGGCCGTAAACTGAGCCGCCGCAATTTTGGCCTTCGAGAACCCCTGCCCGGCCTCGTTGAAGCGCGTCACCGCTCGGTTCAACGCCGCCAGCCGGGAATCCACCTCGGCCGCCGCCTCGAACCTCTCATCCAAACTCCGTTCGACCGCATTAGCAAGCTCCGCCGCCTGATCGAACCAAGCGGAAATCTCCGCTTCCCACTTGCGTGTCTCAGCCCCTCTTTGAATGGCGGTGGCAATTTCAACCCCAGCCAGCGCAATACGAGCATCGTCCTGCGCCTGCATCAGATCAGACGTATCTACCTTGCCGCCGGCGGCAGCGCGCGCGACGAGCTCAGCACATCTTGCCTTGGCAGCGTCGGCATCGCGCGCCTTTGCCTCAACCGCGCGTTTATGGATATCTTCTTGCGCAATTGCGGCGGTTAACAAGGCGCTGGCCTTTGGCGTCATCATCCAATTCCTTTATCGTCACGCACCAGCGCGCAACGCGGTTATCTGCCAACCATTCGGCGAATAAATCGCACTCTCCACGGTATAGGTGACTGGCAAGACGTCGTCGGTCTGCAATTGATCGCCCCGCAACACCTGGCCAGGTAACGAGGCCGGCAAAAACACTGCCACACTAGGCATTTCGACTGCACCCGGCAGATGCATCTCGGCGGGCGACTTTCGATCCGAAACTTGCAACCATCCTGGCCATCCCGTCACAACCGGCGTCACCACCCGCAACCCAGGCCGAAACCCGGGCCCCGGCGGCGGATCGCTCGTTTTCGACCAGGTAAAAACCACATTGCAAAGCACCAGCCGAACCCCGGCCGCACCAGGAACAATTTCCGCCAAAAAAAGCGTGTCGCTCCCCACGATGTAATCGCCAGCCAGGAACGCAGAAGCATCGAAAGCGCCGAACCGGTCGCCTTTTCCCCATTGCCCGGCGGCCGCAACGAAATTATTCGCCGGCGCAACGATCGCATTCACGGTGCCGTAGAAGTTGCCGGGCGCAATGACCGGCCCTGTCCCTGATGGCCTGTACCACTGCACTGGAAACCCAGCCTTCGATCCGGAAATACCCAGCCCATAATTGACCTTCGCCGCAATCGCCGCGCCGCTCACCATTATACGACCAGATCGACGCTATTGCCGCCGCCAGACAAGCCTGGCCCGGCTGGAAGCCCCATAAATTGGCAGAGCCGCCGGCACCATTGGTCGAACAGCGCGGTCCTGTCGGAAACTTCGTTCGCATTATGCACCCAGACCGAGGCCGATGCAGTATCAAGGTTTGCACCTGCGCCGGGAATGGCGGCCTCAAGCGTAAACAGGGCGGCGAGATATTGGCGGATTATACTCAATTCCGCAGGCGCCAAATTCGGCGTTCCATCCGCCTGCACGCCCAACCGGTATTCTAGCAAGCCATATGCCTGGAAAAATCGCCAGCCCTGAAACCCGGATGGGCCTGCGCCATAAGCGGGGTAGCCGCAGAAACGCCGAATATTGGCCTTCTCGTCATCGCTGAGAGGAGCCGTAATGTATTCCTGTGAAGGATCGGTTTCAGTGACGCTGTTGCTCACGCAGAAAAACTCCTAAATCGCCAAACCGGCGCCTTACGCAAGATCTGTCGATGCTCAACAGCCGACAGCCGGAAGGGATGCCTTCCGGGGCGGGCTCACTCGTGTCCAGGAAAGACACCTTCGACGATCGCGATATTACAGGCTTTCAATCACGATCGCCCGCTTGAACGCGGAGTTATTGGCCGTCGGGATCACGGTGGGATTAGCCGTGGTATCCGAAGGAACACAGAACCCGCCAATCCATTTCCAGGATTGCGCGATGATTTCCTGCAAGCGATCCATCGGCTCACGGGTAATCATGGTGATGCCATCAATCGTCACCTTCTGGCCGATATTCCCAGGCGTATCATCTGCATCCTGCCCGGCAAAATCGCCCTCGATCAGCGCCCCCTGGCCGCACACAATCGCCCGGTAAACATTGTTACCATTGACCAACTGCGGCAACACCACATTATTCACCGGCACGAAGCGAACACCCATCAATTCAAAGACGCTACCCTGCCGGTATTCCTGCGACCCGTAAGCGCCGCGGAACAGCAGCTGAAACGCCGGATCGGAGAACAGCCCTTGCAACTGCCGGTTCGACAAATAGCAGTTATAGGCGCCGTCGACATCCGGCACATTATTATCCCGCATCGTGCTGGCGGCGGAAAGAATCGTGGTCACCATCAAAAGTGTATCGCCGGCAACCAAAGTGCCGGTCGTTGCACGATTATTCGGTCGCAGAATGGTCGGTGCGATCGCCGACACCACCGCATTGCCCAAAGTCGCATCAGCAACCGTGACATTGCCGGAGAAGGTTAACGTGCCGGATATGCCGCCCTGCTGCAACGCAGCACTCGCATTGGTGCCGTCCGGCGTCGAACCCACCAGCGTGTAGGAATCAGAGCCAACGGTTACCAGCACGCTATTGCTGCCGCTTACCGCAACAACCTGGCCCTCATTATTCAATGTCGTCTGGAAGCCGCGGATATCATCAACATGGACCACCGGACCGGCGCTTCCAAGCGTGGTCCTAACAGCGGTGTTGCCGCCCATATACGTATTGCGCAACGCGTTCAGAGCCAATGTATCCAGTGTCCGAAAAGCCTGCTCGCCAAGACGGGATGCGTTCAACAAAAACTGCCCGGCCAACCCCACCCGCTCCGTCACCGTATTCAAATCAATGGTATTGGCATATTCGTAGATCGAGAGCGTAAATTGCTCAACGCCCCAACTCTGCGAGGTCAGACCATTGTCGAAATTGGTATTGTTCGCCGGAGCCAGCGGCGTGGTGCTCACCTGCAGCAGACCGGCTCGGGTTTTGGTAATGGTCTCGCCAATCGTATTGGGAAAATCCATCCGATCAGCGATGGCGCGAAATCCAAGCTTGGCCTCAAGCGAGGTCTGGAACTCCCGTTCCAGAAAATTCTGTTGAATAATGCTCTGCAACGCAATCGGGAAATTATTAATCGCCATGGTTATTCCTCAAATTTCGCCCGTGCGGGCCAGGATGAAACGGGCAACCGGCCCGCACGGCTAAAACTTGGGCGGATAAGCGAAGCCTTGCACGCCGCGCGCAATCCGCCATCGCAACTTCAAACAATCAGCGTCTGATAACGGCTGCCTTGGCCGCCGCGTACTCGTCTTTCGTCATCGTCAAAACACTCTTCTTCACAGCATCCGTCGCAGCCGGAGCCGCCGCCGCCGATGAAGTACTGGACTTGGAAAATAAATGTGGCTTCGCCGCCCGCAGCGTCGCGACCAGCTCCGCCGCATTACTTTCACCAGCATCGTTCACGGTCACGTCGCCAAGCTTGATGAATTGCAATGCCTCCGTTGCATCGACGGCACCGGCCGCCCTTGCCGCCGCGACCAGGTTAGAACGTTTCACTTTTTTCACAGTCGCCTCCGTGGCTTCCTTGGTCGCCAACTCTGCAGCCTCAAGCCGGGCTTTCAGCGCATCCATCTCTGTTAATGTCTTTTCGCCAGCCCTGAGTACCCCGGCGAGAATTGCCTTCACATCGGTGTCAACTGTCCCGGAAATGCGGGTGGCTATCTCTGCAATCTTTCCACCGAGCGCCGCATCCGAAATGCCAACGGGAGCCGACTTCGCCACATCATCTGCCATTTAATTTCCTTGGTAACTGCGAAGTTTTAAAAAAATCTCCGCAAATCTATCCGCATTCACGTGACCAGCGCGCGCTCGCATTCAACCGATCACAAATCCGTCTCAGTCGCGGAAACCCTCGCCTGTTGCCGTTTCAACCTGGCATCAATGGCGGATTGATCCTGCATTATCCTGGCAATTTCTTCGCCCAGATCCTCAATATCATTATCCGCGGCTATCCTGCCGATCACCGTCTCCTGAGACATCAGACCCCCGTCCCGAAGCGTCCGATACGCCTGCGCTTCTTGCAGTTTCTCGGCATAGCTCGGCGGTGTAAACCGCGCCCATTTCAAAGAAAGCCCGCTTGCTTCCAACCTGCCCACCGGCTTGCCGCCGACAGTGATACTCACCCTCTCCGAAGCCAGGCAGACCATACGCATCAACGCAAGCAAGCCATTCTGCCCATAAGTAATGCGCAACCGGTCCGCCAGCCAAAGCAATCCTTGATTCATCAATTCCAGTGCCCGGCCAGACTGCGCCCCACTCATCTTGTCGACATTGGTCCGATTGCCATGAATCGACTCAAGCGAAACTTCGCGCAAAACCCGCACGTATTCCACGACCGCAGCCGCGGCAGTGCCGTTAATTTCCAAAAGCTTGGCATCACCCTTTTCCGAAACAACCAAAGCGTTGCCTGCGCTGCGGACAATGCTTCCCTCATCCGCAATTGCTGGCTCCTTAATCAGCAATGTCGGATCCGAAGCATATTTAAGCCCTCGTCCCGCCTGCGAAAGCTGGTAATCCATCTCGATTACCGTGCTGATCGCGGGTTCAAAGGTACATGGACCGTCTATCTTGTCCTGGCTCGGCAGATTTTTTATCCACACCATGGGTACAAAGCCAAGGCCGTGAACGACGGTCCGTCCAGGGTCCACCTGCAGTGCCTTGCCACTCAAATAATCCGCTATTGCTATCGGATAAAACCACGTCTCGGCCTCAGCATCCCAAACGCGCTGAAACCAATACTCGCCATCCTGAACAACATATCCAGCCGCCCGCAGCTGCGGCGCCTTCACCTTTCGCAGCTCAGTCACGCATTCAAGCGTATCCGGCGCGTCCAATGACCATTTTGGCGTCAGATACATCGTATCCAGCATCTCAAAAAACGCGCGGCCAGAAAGAATGCGCATCAGAATGGCAACCGAGCCCACGCTTCCATGGATGGCGGCCGCGTTCATCACCTCGCCCAGGCGGGTCTCCACCACCAAAGCCTTGATGATGGAACGCAACGCCGCCGTCGGTGCTTCGACCATCGGAAAGCGTCCCTCGCCAAACAGCAACGAGACGGAATCCTCAACTACAACACGGCAAATCCCGGTGCGAACCGATGGGCGCCGTTTAGATAACGGCACATACTCGCCATTTCCGTTCCGCTCTTCCGAAAAAGCGTATGGTATATGATCGTACAGCTTCCCGTCTCTAACCTTGGTCAGGAACCGCAACTGCGCGACGCGCGGGGGATAGTCCGGGTCATCTAAACCCATCCCCTCGCATAAGGTCTGTGAATCCAAGCCGTTACCTCGCCAAATGATCGAATGTTAAATGCCGGGCTGGCCTCGTCACATCGGCGACCTCGCCAATCCCCCGGCACAGGGCGTCAACCTGGTCGTCATATGTGCCCTTCGGAAACGTAGCCAGCTCATCAAGCAAAACCGCATTCCATCCGGCGTTTCGAACCATCGAAATATTGCCCACATTGGCCTGCGCCGCGGCAACCATTGCCCGCGTCACCTTATCCCCACTTTCCGGCGAGGATTTCACATTGTATCCCGTCAGCTCGCGCGTCAGAAACGCAACCTGCGCTTTTCCAGCCTGGCCAGGATCCTGCGGCAGGGAAATGACCGTCCGAACGCCATCGCGCTGTGCCGTCGCTTTAATAACCCGCACAACCTCGTCAGGCCCGCCCCGCAGCCGCACCACATCGCCGATAACAAGCTGCTTCTGCGGACCAATGCCAAGCTTCACGCCGGCGGTGAAATCGCCTTTGCCATCACTTGCCGCCAGATCCCATGCCCGAACCCAGTTGAACCCGGCGGGCTCTGCATCGCGAATGCCAATATTCTCAACCCTGAAAATGTTGCCCCCCGGCGTGATCGGATTACCCTGATACAACGCTTCCCACACCGCCATCTGGCCAGACGCCTCGTGCTCCGCCTTGATCCTCCGGAGTTCATCCGCATAGCCATAATTGGGATCATCCTCCCACAGCATCTCGCCGGGCTGGCGTCCTAGGATATCGCCTTCACCTGCTTCCGCCTTGATGTGCAAAACACCCCATTCGCCCGGCCTCGCCACCTTCAGCAACCTGCCAGCAAGGTCATCCTCATGCCAGCGCGTCATCATCAGCACGATGCGTCCGCCAGGGCGCAGCCGGGTACGCAAATCAATCCAGAACCAGCGCCATAGCTTGTCGCGCTGCTCACGTTTCTCAACATCCTCCGAGCTTCCGACGGGATCATCGGCAATAACAAAATCCATTCGCTGACCGGCTATCTTCCTGCCTGCGCCAATCGCCCGATAATTGCCGCCACTGCTCGTACCCCAGGCGCGAGCCGCCCCACGAACAAACCGGCCGCCGATCCTAAAGCCAAGCTCAGCCTGGTTTTCCCGCGCGTATTCCATCGCAGCCAGAGAGAACTCATCCGCGCGGTCTTGCGTATGCGAGGCGCCAACCAGCAACCCGCGCGGCCTCTTTGCAAAAAAATACCCCGGAAACAGACAACTACCATACGTGCTCTTTGCCGATCCAGGCGGCATAATCACCAGCAATCTTGGCGGTGCGGCTCCCGTCAGCACATCATCAACGGCATTGATGATGTGCATATGATGCGCGGCAGGTTTTAGTCTGTGCCTGCCGGCCGCCATTTTACAATAAGCGGCAAAGGACGAAAGCGTCGCTTCACGCTCAAGTAAAAGCCGCGCCGCCGCTTCGCGCGAAATTGCCAAGCAAACCTCGTCTCAGATAGCCGCAAGCGAGCACAAATCGGCTCCTATACCAACGATAATGCGGTTCGACCTTTGGTATGCAAGGCTAAGGGGCTATGCCACTGGCCTCACCTGCCCTCAGTCAA